CAGCTAAATCTTTAGCTACGTCTTGAACTGTTAGTCTTTTGTTAACCATATTATCTAATAGTATATATTGCTAAAGAGTGTTTTTTACCTTTAACTTTAATTGGTTTTAGTAATTCTAACTTAAAATTGCAAGATTTTTTAGTGTTATGCCCTATTATTAAATCTACGCCCACATCTTTAGTTGCACTTTCAAGTCTTGCAGCCGTATTTACTGCATCCCCTATAGCACTATAATCAAATCTAGTATCACTACCCATATTACCAACACAAGCTTCTCCACTGTTGATGCCGATACCAATATTTACACCTATATTTGCTTCTTTCATATCTTGCATAATTTGTAGTGCTGCTTCTATAGCCATATCTTCATGATGATCTAAATCTATTGGTGCGTTAAATATGGCCATCATAGCGTCACCAATATACTTATCTACCATACCGCCATATTTTTTTACGGCATTAGATTGTATTGTTAGCGCTTTATTCATAATATGGGTAACTTCTTCTGGCTCTAAAGTTTCGGATAAAGCGGTAAATCCACGCACATCAGTAAATAAAAAAGTGCAGTATTTTTTTTCACCACCAAGTTTGAGTGCTTCGGGAGTTTTTTGCAAAATTGCAATTTGTCTAGGATCTAAATAATGTTCAAACTGTTTTTTGATCTGTTGACGTAACTTGTACTGCTTACGATAGTTAATATAGAAAGCTGTTGCGCTTGTGAGCACTTGCGATATAAAAGTCCAGGTAAAATCTACTAAAATGCCCTTTTTTATTAAAAAAACGCTTGAGAAGCCGTTGGTAAGCAGTAAAACACCAGCGAGACTTATGCCCTTAACCACACCAAGATAATTGATTGAGAGCCACGTCAGAGTGACAAAAATTGTAAAAATTAAAATTTCCAACGCAAAAGCAAAATCTGGTATATATGGACTATCAGGAATCAAAATTGACTCAGATAATGCCGCTTGAATCTTATGTGGTTCTAATAATCCAACCGGAGTTGCGATTTGCGGCATGATACCGCTAGCTGTTACACCGATAAAAACAAATTTATTAGCAACATCTAGTTCTTCTAATGTTGTTTGTGGTGTGTCGACCCAGCTAATCCACTTACGACCTAGACTGTCTGTTTTTACAGGAGCTAAACCTTGTACAGTTATTTCTTCTATACCATTATCATTAGTTTTTATAATGTAAGTATTATTACCAACAAGCATTTTCATCACTTCGGTACCAAAGGCGGATACAAAGCCATCTGGAGTTCTAAGTAAAAGTGGTATTCTGCGGACTAATTGATCAACGTCTACGGGAGCAGTAGCAATACCTTGATCCGCAGACAGTTTAAGTACATCAATATTCTGCACTACTCCCTGACTCATCATACCACCTACATCAGGACCTAGTAAAACTGTACCAGAAGTTTTAGGGTATGACCCGTTTGGATTCTCAAACATAGCAAGGACAGAACCACCGTAATTTAAAACCTCTGCAAAAACTGCATCGCCGCCCATACGGTCTGGTTGTGGAAAAGATATAACCCACCCAACACCTAGAGCTCCAGCATTTAAAATATCTACATGTATTTCAGCTAATCTTTGTCTGGGTAAGGGCCAACCACCCTCATCTGCTATAAACTCTTCATCTAAGTTTAATATGGTAAAAAAGTTAGATGGTTCTTTTTGTTCTACAAAAGCGTCAAAAAATTTAAGTTTTAGTATTTCTGTAGGCTGGCTTTGAAATATAAGTGGTAGTGATAGTAAGGCAAACAAACATATAAATATTTTATATTTCACTGGCTTTGTCTAATAGTAATAATACTACTACTCCCCCCGTTCACTTTGATAGTTTTAGAAACACCATCTTGTATAAAAATTACAGTATAGCTGCCGTTAGTATCTAGATCTACTCTAGCTGTATTATTTACACTTCTTATTAATGTAAGTTTTTCACCATCTATAAAAGATATTATTTGTGTGTCAGGGTCTTGTCCAAACTGAGTTCCTGTAAGACTAATGGATCCTATATCTTGTGTAAGTTGATCTTCTTCCTCAGCTACCTCTAATGCATCTATAACATCAAGCAAATCTTCTAAGAAGTTTACATCTAGATAATTTATATCTAACTCTGTAAACTCTAATTCAGCTTCATTATCTAAAAAATCCTCATCTAAATAATCAATATCTAAATCGTTAAAATCAAGAATACTATTTGACTTTACAATAACTTCCTCCGACTCTACCGCTACTTCTTCAGGTGGTGAGACTATAAGCATGTTATCAATTAACTCTAGGGTAAGATCTAAAATGACAGGCTTTGATGGAGCGCTTTCAAAAACATTTACTGTTGTAGCTTCGAAAGGTTTGTTAAGTATTACACTACCGGTTGCAGTAATAACTTCTATCTCCCCGCTTGATATACCGTATTCATCTGGCAGTAATATAATTAATGACTCGCCTAACTCATTAACGGTTGCTGTAAAGTCAGTACCACGTATGGCTATATTTGCAGTTGGAGTCTGTAAAGAAATATTTTGTTTATTAATACGGTTGAGATTACCAGTTATAAATCTAGTGGTGCCCAAAGCAAAAGTAAGAGCCATTTTTGATTTATCTGGGTCAGGATCAAAAACGTATTCGTTTATTAAGAGTTGTGAGTGTTCTGTAAGTTTAACCTGGCTGTCATCTAAAAACTTAATAGCCATACGGCCATTATTAGTTATAGCCTCATCATTTGTTTGGATACCAAAATTTACTGTAGCGTCATAAGGTTGATCTCTGACAACACTAGCAGAGCCTGAAAGCTCAGATATATCTCCTATTTCAACAGCTTGTGCTTGTACCTTGGTCGCTTTGCTGAATACAAATATTACTATTAGAAGTATTTGTAATAAGCTTAATATAGTCCCTTGCAAGCGTTGAAGATTGCGAAATATCGAGTGTGTTTGAACTGCCATCTAAATCCAAGTAAAAATATCCACTATCAGAGGAAGTAGTACCAGCATAGCCACTACCACTAAAATTGATTGTGTTACTGCTACCGTTAACATCTACATAGTTTATCGCATTTGCGTAATCTATATCAAAATCAAAAGCGTTACTGCCGCCAGTAATAATCCAGTCTAAATCTAGATATGATGCGTCATCATCTTCTGCAACTGCTAAATCAAACGTGTTGCTTGATCCAGTAACGTTAATATTCATATTTACATAATCAGAGTCTATAAGACCTGTACTGTCCATAAGAATGTCAAAAACATTACTGTCGCCTGTAAATTCAAAAAATCCAGTAAAATTATCACCGTCTATAGCGTCTGATCTAAAAACGTTTGATGCACCTATTTGATTGATGTCAAGTATCATTGACACTCCATCTAAGTCTAGAGCCGTCATGCTTCCTGTTTCTGCTGATGTCCCACCAATAAGGTTAGAGCCACCTTGTTGCTCTAAATCTATCGTTGCTGAATTTCCTGACTGTGTTACGCTTATCTCATTATCTGCAACCAAAGATAAAGACATAAACAGTATAATATTAATTAGTTTCTTCATATTTCCAATACCCTCGTGTATTTCCTATATTTATAATTTCTAAAACTGCACCTTCGATAGCCTTCATTAAAGCTATGGTTGTGCTTTCGTTGCGGGTGGCTCCCGTTTCTATTTCAACCAACTCTGTACCCATCTCAACAAATTTAAAGACATCTTGCGATTGGCCATAACTATAGATAGTTTTTTGCGACATAACCTCTATTAATATCTCGCCAGTAGCTACTGATACCATTCTAAGACTAACGCTTACGCTATCCTCTCGGTATTGCATGCTTGATCCTATCCCTAAGTATCTAGCACCTAAACCACCAGTAACTAAGTTACTATCATAGCTTACAACGGCACCCTCTAGCAACACACCTGCAAATAGCAAAGGCCCAAGAGCCTGGTTTTCGCCTAATTGTTCTCTAGTAGATCTTATTAGTTGTCTTTCTTTTGTTAGGTTGTCAAGACCAACTCTTTCTACTACACGAAAGAAATTGCCGTCAGATGCATGTTTTAAAGAACGTATTAACAAAGTATATGGAGCTTGTGTTATAGCAGATGAAAATAAAGCAAATTCACTGTTGCTTTTTCGTTGTCCTGTTTGATCAAGGAAAGCAGTAGGATAAACGGCAACTACAGGTTTGACTATAGGAGCTGGTACATTTGCGAGTTCATAAGACTGTAAAGAATAAATGCTATATTCATGTAAACCTTTGCTTTTAAATCTGTCTGGCTTAGTATCTTTTACAACTTCTAGTATGGAGCAACTAGAAACTGAAATCACCAAGAGGGAGTTCAATAGTAGTCGTTGTACCATCATTTGTGTTAAATATTGTTAATATAATCATGCCGTCCTCAATCTTGTAAGATATTATATTACCCTCAAGCTCAAACTTGCCTTCAGTTGATTGTGTCTCCCCAAACATGTTTTCAACTATTTGCCTTGATATTTGTGCGTAGATACGGCTTTCTAAATTCCTAATAAACCTTGCTAGTGTAGTGTTTTCTGCATCTCTTTCTAGTTCGTCTTGCAGAGCTTTTATCTCTTCTTTGATAGTCATCTTACGCATGTGCTCTTGATTTTCTATTGTTAGATAGTGTGAGCTTGTATTAATGCCAGAAAAAGATGGTGACTTAAATTTGAAAGTAATGGTATCTGCTTGAATGTTTACGCAAAGGATGCCTACAAACAAAACTACAGCCCAAGCTATAACTATTTTGTAGTGCAGTGGTAGCTTAATCTTTCCTTTGGTCATCTCTATCCGCCTTAGCAATTTTATTGCTATCAATTAATTGTGGAACTCCTAGTATAGTTTTTATTAGTGTGTCTTGTCTAATAATCTCATTATCAAGGCTTCTAATTCTATCTATTAGTGCTACTAAAATACCGTGTTGGCTATCAAGTTTTGTGCCTAATCTTTCTTCAATTGCTGCAATTTGACCTTCTACTTTTTCATCAACGGTATCAAGTTTTGTTTCCATACCGTCAACAATACGCATGATAAGTTTGTATATAAACCAGCCAAGTCCTAACGCTGCTGCTATAGGAAAACCAACCTCTTGAATTAATTGTACGGCAGACTCCATACGCTAGTAATCACCCCATACCTTAGTTTTTTTACCGCCATCATAAGGAACTGCATGTCCCTCATCTATAAGTATTTGGCAAATGTCTTTACCATCCTCTGTATACGGTATACCTAAAATACGGCCGTACTTACCTTTACCCAAAGACTTTACTTTAATTTTACCGGCACATAACTCTGCAAGCCTAGCTTTTGCAGCTAGACCAAGTTTCTTTTCTGCAAGATCTCTTGTGCGTGATTCTGGTGTGTCAATTTGAGCAAGGCGAACTCTTTGTTTGTGTAGCTTTACATCAAACCCGAGATCTAAGCTACAATCAAAAGTATCACCATCTACTATTCTTTCAAGAGTTGCATTATAGACAAATGCATCTGGTGCATCAGCCATTATTTTTTACTTTTCTTTACTCTTTTAGTTGTGTAAGCCTCATTTACATCAGGAGTAGATTTATCGTCACCAACGTATCTACCTTTGTCATCACGAGTTCTAACAACTACATCTTCTGAATTTGTAACGAAATTAACTAACTTTCGCATCCACTTCATTATCGCTCTCCTGTAATACTTCATCTGC